AAATCTATATAACTTGATATAAATACTGTTGTTATTAATACTTTGTGTATATGGTTAAATAACATTTTATCTACAAGTGCTACAATCACTGTATACAATATTGCTTGAATTGTAACTATCAATATATTTTTCATTTATTCCTCCTATGTTATGCCTTTTTTAATGTCCTAGCATTATATTTCTTCTAATTCAACTATTACTTTACTGTTATCTGCATACTTGAAATTGTCTGTAAATCCTTTTACATGCCTACTATCATCATTTTCAATTACATTTGCCTTTTGTAATGCATCTAGTATAAACTTTTTAGCAAAACAAATATTATCTAAATCTCTCTTTTTGTTTTCTTCTATCCATGTAAATGTTATAAAAACTGGTTTTGTTATTTTTACTTGTTTTAATTGATTAAGTATGTAACTCCATATTTCTAATTCAATATCTTTTTTCATTTTTGCTCCTGCATATTTGTTTTTTCTGTTTGTATTACTATATTCGTTATAGCTTGGTAATCTTCTATTTATCTCAAATTTGTATTTCATCTTTTGCCTCCAATTCTTCAATCTTTTGTTTTGCAAAAGCTATATTTAGGCTTTGTATTATATACTCTGCTTCATCATCACTCAAATCTTTTGTTGCACTTATTAAATCAAGCATTACATTACACCATTTCCTGCACTTATCCTTGTTTATCATCTTTTGATTGCTCCTTTTCTATGTAATATTTACATCTCCAAACTCCTTTGAAGTTTTCTAGCTCTAATCTATTACAACCTATACATTTTGCACATTTTCCGCTCTATCTGTGGATAATTGTATTTCATAACTTTCTCCTAATCTATTTTTGGTATATGATTTATATTTTCTGCTATCATATCTGCCAAAAAATATCTTTTATAATCTGTTTTTTCTCCAAATCTATTTTTACTACTTTCCCATTTTGTTATAAATTCATATCCTAATTCTTTAAGTTCTTTTATCCTTGTTGCTAATTGTGTTATTCCTAAATCTTTATAAGCTTCTAGACTTGTTATACTTCCAAATTCTCGTATATAATTTATTATTCTTTGTCTTTGATTTATTTTCATTTGTTATCACTCTCCTTTATAATCCTAATTCTACAGCCAATGGTGTATAATAATTTGTTTTATATCTTTCTTCTGGAAATTCCCACCCTTTATATTGCCTTTGCTTTCCGCAATTGCATATTGCCATATATTCACATTCTATTTTTTTATCTCCATTTGGTATTAATTTTTTATAAAGTATGTATCCTGTCCCTTTACATTTATTGCATTTAATCTGGTTTTCTTCTTTTTTTACTTGGCTATATCCTAAACTTGTATTTATTTCAATAATATCTGCTAGTTTTGGAATAAATTTACATGTTCTATATACTTGTGAAATTATATATTTAAATCTTTTTATATCCATTTGTCTTAATTCTTGATACCATATTTTTTTTTGCTCTTCTGATATTTCTTTTTGATAAAAGTTTTCTATTGTCTCTACTGTTTCACTAAATTCTTCAATTCTCATTTTCTACTCCCCACTCTTTTTTCCATCTAGCTAATTTTTCTTCTTTTGTCTCTTTCGGTATTTCTTGTTTTTTATCATCTTCTTTAAATCTCATGTCTTCTTGTTCTGCTTCTAATACTGTTTTTATTCCCTTTTTAGACCAATTATTTAATATACCCTTAATGTATTTTATTGTTTTTATATTTGCTTCTACTGATTTTTTCATTGCTAATATTATTAAATCTACAGACATCTCTTTAGCATAATCTGATAGTATTTCAAGTCCATAAGGTGTTATTAATCCTATATTTTCATTGTAAAATTCAATAATTTCTTGTAAGCCGTCAACACAACTGTCGCTCACATTGTTATTTTCATTTACATTATCATTTTCATTTACATTAACATTATCATTTACATTAGGTTTTGATTTGGTTTCGCTTTGGTTTGTTTTTGGTTTTCTTCCGCCTTTTTTTCCATTTTCATATCTTTTTGTATTTGCATCTATCTGAGGTTTTATTAATGTAAATATAGCTTTTGAAATTCCATTTATTTGTAATTCAGTTCCATTAAGTGCATATTCACTAATTGTTTTATATACTTTTATCTGTTCTTCATCTGGTATTTCTTTTATTGCTTCATAAAAGCTTCTATAAAATATAAAGCTATCTCTTTCCATAAAGTCTTCTCCTTTTGTATAATATAGGGCTAAGTTTGTTGCCTAGCCCTTGTTGTTTATTTTCCTATATTTAACATTGGTATATTATCTCCTAATGATGTTGTTGGAAGTTGTCCATTCCATTTTTCTATTAATTTTTGTTGCACTTCTAATCTTTTTAATTCAAGTGTTTTATCTGTTATCTCTTGATTTTGTTGTTTCATTACTTCTGCTTCTGCTTTTGCATTTTCAACTTTCTTTTCATTCTCAACTTTTGCTTTTTCTAATTCATATTTTGCTTGTTGTGTTTGTTGTTCTACTACCTGTTTCTTTTCGATTGCTTGGTCAAATTCTTTTGAGAATGATAAATCTGTTATACTTAATGATGTTATATTAATTCCTTTATCTTTTAATTTGTTTGTTAATGTTTCTTGTGCTAAATTAGATACTTCTTGTCTTTTTGTTACTAATTCTTCTGCTGTATAATTTGCTATTGATGATTTCATTGTTTCATATATTGTTGGTTCTATTATTACAGATTTAAAATCTTTACCAATTTCTCTATATAAAATATTTGCTTTTTGTTTATCTACTCCATAATTTACTGCTATTTTTATATTTGATATTTTTTGTAAATCTCTTGAACTTGCTTCCATTGAATATTCTATTTTTTGTGTTCTACAATCTATTTTTACTATTGTTTCAATAAATGGCATTTTAAAATTTAATCCCTCTTGTATTGTGTCATCTTGTACTTGTCCGAATCTTGTTTTTACTCCTACATATCCTGTTGGTATTGTTTTTATACTTGCAAAAAATATTATTGCAATTATCACTATGATTCCTATAATAATTCCTAAAATTACATTTCCTTTTTCATTTTTCATTTTCTTTTCCTCCTAAATTTATAAATAACTAATTCCAAAAATTTGTCTAAATTTCTCTCTGCTTTCTTTTTCTTCAAATTTACTTTGTGCTAACTCTTTTAAATATGTATCTAAAGTTTTGCCATCTCTACCATGTATACCTCTTGTTCCTCTATGATGTTCTGGACATAAATATACTTTTAATCCATATTTTTCACTTAATTTTCTGTTCGCTGTACCAAAAAATACATGATGTTCTTCTATGTTACTATTGTGGCAAATAATACATTGTTTTTTATCTTGTAATATTGATTTACTCATCTTTTATTCCAACTTTCTAATAAACTATTTATTTCAGCCTGTGTTTTTGTTTCTACTCCTAACTGTTGACATTCTTGTACTATTAATTCAATTAATTTTGCCATTTCAGCTGTGTTATAACTACTAGACCCATAATATGTAATTACATTTGTAAAACCGTTCTAATTTGCTTTTCATTGTTTCTGTTATCCAACCTATTCCGTTTTTACTCCAAGCCTGTCTAAATTTTTCTACTGCCTCATTTTTTACTGGTACTATTTCATAACTTCCTATATTTTTTATTAAATCTCTGTATATATCTTCTTTCGGTATATGTAATTTGTCTTGTAATTTTCCTAGTAAAACCCAACAATATGCATTGCTATCTAATGACCTCTTTTGTTTTACCTCTTTTACTTCAAATTTCTTTGTCTTATCTTGATTAAATAAGTATTTTATTATTTCTTCTATTGTTCCTATCATATAAGCCTCCTAAAATGGTAAATTTCCATTTTTATAAGATATACTAAAAAGTTTTTCTGTACTTTCAATATCTTTAATTCTATTTATTAATTTACTTATTGTTATATTTTCAGATAATTGCTCTTGTATTTGTATGTCACCTTTTAGTTGCTTCCACATTCCCTCATAGTCCATATCTAATTCCTTTCTACATGTTCGTGCATAAAAACATATTCTGAATTTTCTCCCATATTGTTTAATAAGAAATCACTTGCTTGTTGTTTACTTAAATGGCTTTCCTTTACTCTAAATTCATAAATATACTTACATTCTTGTTGTTTTTGCTTTATTCTTTCTTCAATTTCATCTTCATCGTAATTTGCTTCAATAAGATATAAATCATAATTTTTTGCTACTATTCCTTCTACTGTTTTCGTATCAGTCATATAGATAACTTTATAATCATCAAGTAATACTCTATAACCACATTGAGGTACATCATGATATAATTTAATTGGCACTATTTTAAATAGCTTATAATCGTATTTAGTGCCAATTTGAAGTGTGTCTATGTTTTTTCTTGATACTCCACATTCTAAAAGTGATTTTAATAACCATTCACAACAAGCAAATCTCAAAGTAGGTCTTTCTTGTGCTAATCTTTTTATTGTTTCTTTTTTAAAATGGTCTGAATGTCCGATGTGTTAATAGCACTAACTTTAAATTTTTATAATATTTTTCTAATCTTTTAAAAGTAACTCCACAATCTATTAAAATAATATCTTTTATTATTGTTGCATTTCCTGTGCTACAACTTGATATAATTTTATAATTCATTCATACTCACTTCTTTAACTTCTTCTTGTTGTTCTATTACATCAGCTTGTACTTCTATTGGTTCTGGTTGTGGAATTTCTTGTTGCATTTCGTCAGCTTCATACATTCCACCTAAATCTTCTACGAATGTTTCTCTTAAAGCTCTTACTTTTGCAACCTTTTCTACCATTGTTGCACCTTTACTGTTCCAGTTTGAATTTAGTTGACCTTGTCCAGTTTTTTGTGCTACTTCATTAAAACTTACACTTGTGTATGTAGGGTGTGACCAATCTTTTCTATATACTCTTGCCCAACCACCTACTAATTGCTCTGTTCCTAATCTAAAAGTTCCTTGTCTTTCTTCTACTGTTCCATCCTCTTTTTGAACTATAATTCCACTTTCAATTCCATCATAATTTTGATTTAAAACTGCTCTTTTTAATATTGCATCTTTTCCTACTACTAACTGTGCAGGTGTTCCTGCTTTATATTTGATTAAATATGCTTCACGTAAGAATGGATTTAATTTTCTAACTTTGCAAAGCTCTGTAAATAATTTAAATTCTTGATTTGTTATTTTTGCATCTGTTCCTACTATGTATTCTTGTACTATACTTGGTGTTAATTTTATTTCATTCCCATCTATATCAAATTTGACCATTAATTCTTGTTTTTGTGTTTCATTACTCATAATCGTATCCTCCGTTCTCTAAAAAATCTTTTAATGCTTTTAATTTTGTTCTAGTTCCTCTTACTGTAAATCTTAATGTTAAAATATCTTCTTGTATTTCTTCTTTTGGTTGTTCTAATGGTTTATTAAATATATTTTCTAATTGTTCGTAACTTTCTTTTGATATTTCGTGATTTTCATTCATTTCAATGTGTACTACTTTTTGTTCTTCTTTTTTCTTTTCTTCTTCAATAGCTTTAAATCTATTTGTTACTGTTGTAATTGCTTGTGATACATTTAAAGTTTGTTTATATTCAACTAAAATTTCTGCCTTGTGTTCTTGTGTTTCAATTAAATTTAAATCATCTACTATTTTGTCTATAAATGTTTTTGCTTGCTCTTTTAAACTTTTCATACTTGCACTTAATGTCACATTTATTTTTGCTTGCTCATATGTAATAAAATCAATATTATTAGCTGTTTTATATTCTTCAAAATATTCTTTTATTTCTTGCTCTTTTTTTGCTTTTAATTCGCTTTCTACTCTGTCTACTTTGTTTTTTAATTCAATGTCTGCGTTCTTATATTTATCTGATACATATTGTTTATAAACTTCTTCAAATTGCATATATGGTGCT